TTTTAATGTTTGATAAGTAGACATTTAAGTTCCTTTAAGGGATTGTTCTAAAAGGGGGTTTTACACCAATTCTTGCAATTTTTTCATCAGATGATTCACCATCAACATTGTCATTATCCCATTCTGTTCTTCCAAGATCATCCGCTGCTTTAAGTAATGCTTGTGCTTGTGTTTTAGTTTTTTCTGTACCAGATTTTTCAGCTAACCATAACGCACCTTGTTCATTAGCACCTATAACCCAGAGATCTACATAAGCAGATCCATCATGACCTGTGTAACCTCCTAAATAAAAATCTCTTCTATTTTCATGAGTAAAAAAATTTTTACCAGTGTTTGCTGCTACCCCGTATATAAATATTCCCATAATAATTCTCCTTGTATTTTATACATTTTATATCTAATTAAATCAACTATCTGATATTGTTTTTATTACGGCTGCTTCGCTAAATTCTTCTGTTGCAGTTGTAAAAGAAGGTACTGGAGGAGCAGTTCTACCTCCAAAAGCAAGCATGGAAGTTGCACTTGTTCCAGCACCTCCTACTAAAAATCTTGCTGTAGCTAAATTAGATGTTTCTGTCCAAGATGTACCATCCCATGCTTCAACTAAAGCTGAGGCTGGAGCACCTTGTCCTCCTCTGTTATTAGCCAATCCACCAAAAACCATTCCTGAAGCCGTTGTCCCTGCTGCACCTGCTATGGCTCCTCGTGATGTGTTTAAATTAGCTGTTTCTGTCCAACTTGTTCCATCATAAAGTTCAACATTAACAGGAACTGTATTATTACTTAGTTGTCCACTTATAGCAAGTGAAGCTGTTTGAGTTCCAAATCCTGACATATACGCTTTATTTGCTGATAAATTATTTTGTTCAGAATAACTTGTACCATCATACTCTTCTGTATGAGCTACAAAACCATCGTTTGTACCTCCAAAAACTAATCCAGCTGTAAGTGTTCCACTAGCTGATAAAGCATATCTAGCACTTCCTAAATCATTTCCTTCTGTATAACTTGTACCATCATATTCTTCACTAGTTGCTTGAACAGGGGGAACAAATCCTCCAACTACTACAGCCGCTGTTTGTATTCCAAAACCTGCTGTATAAGATCTTGTTGTATTCAGATCATTTTGTTCAGACCAAGAAGATCCATCATATTCTTCTGTAAAACTTATTTTACCAGGATTACCTCCACCACCAGAAAGTGCTGCAGTTTGTGTTCCTGCACATCCCATTGTACCTCTAGCTGTACCCATATTACCACCACTAGTCCATGCCGCAACTAAAACAGAAGTTTTATATTCTGTTTCAGCAGAATTGTACCAGACCTGACCTTCACCTACTGAAGCAGGGGGATTACTTGAAAGATATTTAATTTTTTTTCCATGTAAAGTTTTATAAGTTGTCATGATAAATCTGCAGTCCTTGTTATTACTGCTTCTGTAAATTCTTCCACAGCATTTGAGTTTCCTGGTTGTAATTCACCACCAATAGCTAAAGTAGCTGTGCTACTTGCGTCAGCTCCATTTAATTCTTGTCGTCCTGTTGCCATATCTGCAATTTGTGTCCAACTTGTTCCATCATATGCAGCAGTATCAACTTCAGAATCATCTGAGGGTGATGCTCCAGCAAAAACTAAAGCTGCAGTTTGTGTTCCAGAAGCAGCATGTTTAGCTAATGCTTGAGGCATAGCAGCACCTGTTGTCCAATTTGTCCCGTCATATAAATAAGTTGTTGTGACTCTATCAGGAGTATCTCCCCCTGTAAAAATTCCAGCTGTTAAAGTTCCTGATCCTCTATTTCCATCATTAGATGTAGGGGCATCGGTAACTTCTGACCAACTTGTTCCATTATATTCTTCTGTTTTATTTGTTCTAGAAGTTCCTATTACTCCAAAAGCTGCTACTGATGCAGTTTGTAAACCTGCTCCGTGTGAATCAGATCTACTACTATTCATATTATTTCCTTCAGTCCATGATGATCCATCATATTCTTCAGACTCATTTAATCTACCTCCAGGAGAGTTTCCACCAAAAACTAAACCTGCTGTTTGAGTTCCAACTCCGTCTAATGCATTTTTAGCAGTATTTAAATCACCTCCTGCAGTCCAAGATGATCCATTGTAATGAAATGTTAAAGCATTATTTGGGCTACCTCCTGCAGCAATGGCTGCTGTTTGAGTTCCAAAACCTGCTGTTAATCTTTTAGCAGCGGGAAAATTTCCTCCTGATGCCCATGCTCCAATTTTTGGTGCAAGTTTTATTACTTCTTCTGTAGACTCATACCAAATTTGTCCTTCTTTAACATTGTCTGGATCATCTGCAATTGCTTTAACACTGTATCCTTTTAATGTTCTATATATTGACATAATATTTTATTAATCGTTTTTGAATAACCAACCTTGAGTTCCATCAACATAAACTAAAGTAAATGCAGCTCTTTCAGTTGAAACAACTAAATCTTCCGCTACTCCCATAATTGGTTGTGAATTTCTTCCTATTGTACAAGCATTAGAATCAAATGTTCCAGCGTAATCAACAATAGAAACCTCATCACCTAATGTAGGAGAAGATGGAAGTGTAACTGTAAATGCTGAAGATGTTGTATTTGCAAATACACCTTGTCCAGCTGCTGCTGTAAAATTACCTGTT